TAAAATTTTAATAAATTTTGAAACTACATTTTCTCTGAAATCGTGTAAATTTAGAAAAGCTAATAGAATTTTTTTGTCTACGTTAATTTTTTCAAATTTGGCAGGAATTTCATATTCAAATTCTTTGAAGATTTGCCTAGAAACTTTGTAATTGAAATTTGACGTTTCTTTATTTAGCGTTTTCAAAACTTCTTCTATATTCTTATGTTTTTTGATTAGATTAAAAGATGTTACCGGTCCTATTTGGGGAATTGGGTCGGTATAGTCGCAGCCAGATAGAATACAAAAGTCTACAAAAGAATCATGCGTCATTTCAAATCTCTCAAGAATTAAACCAGTGTTTATCTCCGTTATATTTTTATTAATAGACGTTTTAAGTATAAATGGGCATCCAAATGTTGTAGCATCAGTGTCGTCTGTAACTGTATAATCAACTAGTCCATTTTTTTGAAGAAAAGCGCAATACTTTTCTGCATCTTCTGGAGCAGTACAATAAGGTATGCCAGCTTTTTCAAGAAGTTCTTTGCTTTCGTCTACATGAGACTTCTTAATAACTATAAGCTGAGAAAGTATTTTTTGTATTTCTTCCTCAGTTGCCTTTGATTCTTCTTCTGTTTCTGCTTCCTTTGCTCTAAGTTCTTCAAGACGCATATACATTTTTTCTTTTGTAGCTTGACGCTTTACAAGAGTAACTTTTTTAGCTTCTGGAGGGACCCCGTCAAAAATAAAAACAGGAAGTATTCCATTCATAAGATAAAATTTAATTCTATTTGCAAGTCCTACTAAATGAGAATTTTCTACTTTTGAGGCGTATTTAAACTTATATAGCAGAATACTGCAATCAATCGCTACGCGGCAATTTTTATATTTTGAAATATCAAAAGTTTGAACAGCGTCTGGTGCATATTTTTTAATAATGGTATTTAGTCCTCGAATACCCATTGTTAATTCAGTATATGTTATTCTTTTAAGTAATATCTTTTTTTGTAAATTATCAACGTATCATTCTCTAAATGCGTATTCTAAAAGAGAAACTTCTTCTGTTTCTTCCGTGGTCATGTCAAGAACTCTTTTTTGTTTTGGAAATTTTGGATGTATTTTGATGTCATTATTTCTATAGTATTCAACTTCTTTCCAAAATGTTTCAAGTATTGGGATATTTTTATCTAGCCAACAAGAATCTCTATAAACTCTTACAATATTCATAGTATCTGGTGGAAGATACTCTATAAAATCTGCAACTCGAAGATTACATATAAATAAATTTAATTGTACCTGAGGAAGATAATATTCTGGAATTTTCCCAAATTTAATTTTACGTCTGTAAGGACATTTTACTTCCAAAAGAACAGGTTCAGCATTTACATCATTCTTTGAAATAGCTATTCCATCTGGAGAACCAGCCATCCAATAATAGCCTTGATTATGATATACGTCTTCGTGTGCAATAAGACCGAAATTATAATTAACTTGGTCTGTTAATTCACAATATTTGTCTATAGCTTCATCTTCGTACTTTTGTCCATGTCTTGTTGCTATATTTCCAACAAAAGGCTTTGGGTCAAACCCACATTTTTTAAAAAGAACTTCGTGTGGTTTTTGATATGGATTTAGACCTAAAACTGTTCCCGCGTCGGAGCTGGTTAGTTTATTCTCACGCTGTTTGAACCACATATCAGACCGCTGTTCATATTGTGGAATCTCTAATAATTTATTTATTTTGTCCATTATATAAAGAATATAAAGTAACTTTAAATTAAAATATTAAATTAATATAATTTGTAATTTAAATGGAAGATCCAGACATTCTTTACACAATAATTAAAAATAGAACTCTGTACGATAACGAACAATTTTGCATCGTAAACAAAATGTTTTATACTATAACAAAGCTTATTAGTTCTGAACAAATTAATAAGTTATATTATTTTAAAAAATTAAAAAGAAGAACTATATTTCCAAAGAAGAAAAAAATGAGACATAATTACTACACATTAAAGAATATGTACATCAACAAAGAAGAACAACCTATTTTATTTTTTTAGCTTTTTAACTGTAACACTTGGAGCATTCTTTTTCTTTAGCTTTTTCTGGTCGTATTCTTCAACCGTCTTTGCTTTCTTTTCATCATAATTCTTCTCGCAGTATTTCCAAAGCTCTTTTGAGCCAATTCTAAAATTTCTATTAGGTTTTGCTCTGTACCAAAATACACAATCTTGAATATTATTACTTTTTGAAGTATTATCAAGAACTAAACAGTCGTAACCTTCTGTACAACTATTTAGTACGTCTTGAAATATACCAAAGTGTGGAAAAATTCCAAAGAAATTTTTATAAAGCTTTTCTTGATTTTGAATGATGTTTTCTCTTAGAATAAATACGTAATCTATATTAGCTCTTAAATCGGGTGGTAAGTCCATACAATATTGCATTGTAAGCATGAAAGTTATTCTCCAATGACGACCATTCATAAAAATACCACGAATATTTGTATCTCTTATCATACGTTTATCATACATACAATCATCTAATAAAACAAAGACGTCTCCGTCTAAATTTTTCTTAGAACCATTTATGACCTTTTTCTGTCTAGTTATAACTTGTTGAATAATTTCAGGTTTATATTCAGAATGTATTAAGATATCTGGTATAAAACTGGAATAATACGCGTTTCCGTCTTCTGTAGCAGATATAGCTACTCCAGCATTAATTCTTCTAAGGTAATAAAGTATATCAGCAACTAATGTACTTTTACCTGTTCCTCTTTTACCAATAAAAACGCACGTAGCGGGTCCAGAACCGGATGCACGTCTTTCTTCAATTTTCTTAGGATTGAATTTTGACAAAGAAATAGACATATTATTATAACTGTATTTTTATTTTAAAATTTGATTTACTCCCAATAATTAGTTGTTAATATATCATCGGGTTCCAAAGTTATATAAGAATAAAAAATGCTACAGAATATTCCTAAAATTATAGAAGTTACAACATTAAATGCATAATTTTCGTCTTTATTCTCGTCGATGTAATTAATAGCCATAAAAGAAAAAAGAGCAATCAATAAAATTATAACCAAAGAACTTAAATCAAATACGTAAAAATCTAGAAAGGTCATTATTAGTTTAATAATATAATTTTAAATTGTAAATACAAACTTAAAAAAATACATCATATAATATATAACATATAAATGGGAGTTACAATTAAAGATCTTTCTACTTATAATTCTATTAATAGTATTAATTTTGGAGAAAAGATAGTATTTTTAAAATTTGGAGCAGATTGGTGCATACCGTGCATCGAACTTGATAAAGTTCTTGTAAATGTATCAGACAGTATGCTTTATCATATATCAATCGACAATGAAGATTTTGAATCTTTTTTTATGGATAACAAGATTTATACAGTACCTGATACTATAGTTAAGTACAAAGATGCAACTACTCGATTTCAGGGTTTGCGGACTGAAGAACAAATTATGAAAATCATAGAAGAACTAAAGAAAGCGAGCGAGTAAATCCGATGCCAAATTTTACAAAAAAATAACTGGTTTAAAAATTTAGTTCATTTTATAATCAGTTATCACACATTATGGCGGAAAACTACAAGAAGTACACTCAAATCGAACATATTATAGCAAGGCCTGGTATGTACGTCGGAGATACCAAAGATACAACCAGTGATTGCTGGATAATTGTCGATAATAAAGCTGAACTCAAGTCTTGTAAATGGAATCCTGGAATATTTAAGATTTTCGATGAAATTTTGGTAAATGCAGCAGATGAGGTCCAACGTAACAAATCTGTTAAGTGTATCAAAGTTAAAATCGAAAATGACGAAATCTCAATTTTTAATGACTCTGGAATCCCTATTGAAATTCACCCAGAGTACAAAGTTTATATTCCGGAACTAATTTTCGCCAATCTTCTAACATCAAGTAACTACGATGACTCCCAAAAAAGAACCACGGGCGGTCTTAATGGTCTGGGAGCTAAGTTAACTGCCATTTTCTCTCAGTACTTTACCGTTGAGACTGCAAAAGATGGCAAGAAATACACACAGAAGTTCGAAAAAAATTTAAGTAAAATCAATAAACCTGAGATTTCTTCTTGTAAAAGCGAGTACACAAAAATTACATTTAAACCAGACTTTGAAAAGTTTGGAACAACAGGTATCACAGATGATACACTGGCGGTTCTATCCAAGCGTGTATTTGACATCTGTGCAATGACAAGTAAAGATGTCAGTGTTTACCTAAATGATAAAAAACTAACAATTAAGGACTTTTCTGAATACATTTCAGCTTACATTGGTCCTAAGAAAAACTGTCCACGAGTTATCCAGGAGACTTCTCGCTGGCAGGTCGGCATCGCTCCTTCAGATACTGGTTTCCAATGTATATCGTTTGTAAATGGAATCAGTACTTCTGATGGAGGTTCACATGTCGACCATGTTGTAAACCCAATAATTAAGAAAGTTACAGAACTAATTCAAGAAAAACATAAAAATTTAACAATTAAACAGCAATACGTAAAAGACAATATCTTCGTATTTATCAATTGTCTCATCGAAAATGCTACTTATTCGTCGCAGACAAAGGAGAAGAACATTACCAAGATTTCAGATTTTGGTAGTAAATTTTCTGCATCTGATGATTTTATTACAACAGTCTCCAAGATGGGTATCATCGAGAATATTCTAGCTATCGCCGATGCCAAAGAAAAGAAGTCTCTTCAAAAAACAGATGGAAAGAAAACCAGTCGAGTTATAATTCCAAAACTAGACGATGCAAATAAAGCTGGAACAAAAGACTCAAAATTGTGTACTATAATTTTTACAGAGGGAGATTCAGCGAAAGCTACAGCTATCTCTGGTCTTTCTGTAGTAGGTCGCGACACTTATGGAGTTTTCCCTCTCCGTGGTAAACTTCTAAATACAAGAACAGCAACTTATGCACAGTTGTCAAAAAATGAAGAAATTAACAATATTAAGCAGATTCTTGGTCTTCAGAGTGGCAAGAAATATTCTTCTGTCTCTGAGCTAAGATATGGCAAAATTATGGTTATGACCGACGCAGACACTGATGGATTTCACATCAAAAGTCTGATAGTGAACTTCATCGGAAATGGTTGGCCAGAACTTCTAAAGACAGATTTCATTTCATCTCTTGTAACACCTGTCATTAAACTAACAAAGAAGTCTCAGATTATCCCATTCTATAATGTGGATGATTACAAAAAATACAAAAGTGAAAATAATATCTCAGGATTCAAAGTAAAATATTACAAGGGTCTCGGTACTAGCACATCGGCCGAGGCAAAAGAATATTTCAAAGATATGAAAACACTAAATTATAAAAATGAATCAAAAGAAGACGAAGAATATCTGAATCTAGCATTTACTAAAACAGAGGCAGATGCTAGGAAAAAGTGGATTCTAAGTAACATCAAGAGTCCCGAAACACTTGATTACAACATTAAAAAGGTAAACATAAAAGACCTTATTAATAAAGAACTTGTACTTTTTTCAATCGCAGACAACGTAAGGTCTATTCCGAGTCTCGTAGATGGACTCAAGCCCTCGCAAAGAAAGATAATATTTGCATGTATCAAGAGAAATCTTCATCAGGAAATAAAAGTATCTCAGTTAGCAGGTTATGTTTCTGAGGTATCAAGCTATCACCACGGTGAAGTAAGTCTTCAAGATACAATTGTAAATCTTGCACAAACATTCACGGGTTCTAATAATATGAATCTTCTAGAACCAGCTGGACAGTTTGGAACAAGACTTCAAGGTGGCAAAGACTCTTCTAGCCCAAGGTACATCTTCACACATCTATCGAAAAACTTTAAAGAATTGTTTAACAGTGATGACCTAGACTTGCTCGATTACCTAGACGACGATGGTCAATCAATTGAACCAAAGTTTTATGTTCCAACACTACCGATTGTTCTAATAAACGGTGCTTGTGGCATTGGAACTGGCTTCTCAACCGATATTCCATGTTTCAACCCAGATGATATCAAAGACCGCCTACTAAGACTTGTAGAGGACGAAGATTCAGAAATTGCAGAATTAACACCGTGGTATAAAGGATTTTCTGGAACTATCAAAAAAGTAGAAGAAAACAAATGGACTGCACATGGTAATTACAGTATCAAGGCAAATGTGATTACTGTTACAGAACTACCCATTGGAACATGGACTGAAGACTATAAAACATTTCTTGATAAGCTAGAAACTGAAAACATTATTTACGGCTATAAGAATATGTCAACCGAAACAACTGTAAATTTTGAAATAAAAATGCCCCTAGAGACTGTATACGAATGGAAAGATAATCGCGAGATTGAAAAGAAACTAAAACTAGTAAGTCACATATCCGCTAAAAACATGTACGTATTTAATGAGAAGAATGAAATAGTTAAAATGGAATCACCAGAAGAGATAATTTATCATTTCTGGAGAATCAGGAACGAATACTACATTAAGCGCCAAACTAATCTAGTAAATAAATTAAGCTACGAACTGAATGTTATTACAGCAAAGATTGACTTTGTAAACGATGTAATCGATGAAAATATCAAGGTGTTCCGTCAAAAGCTAGAATACATAAATAAACAACTAGAAGATAAAAAATACTTGAAAGTAGAAAATACATATACGTACCTCACAGATATGAAAATACATACATTTAGCGAGGACACCATATCAAAACTTACAAAGAAACAAAAAGAGCTACAAGAGACTTTGACAAAAATATCTGGTTACAAACTAAGAGATTTCTGGATGAACGACATTAACTAAATACATAAATACATGAATACATGAATACATAAATACATAAATATTATAGTCTCCTAGGAGACAAAGAAATTCATTTCATTTTAAAAATAAAATATTTGTATTAAATAAATTGAAATGAATTTCTTTATGGCTTTAGTTGTTGCAGTTTCTGCATGGATGACCTTCTCGGTTCTTAATGAACTAGCATCGGCCAAGGATGGTAAGGGTTGCTGCCAATCTAAGGATTGCGGCGAAGGTATGTTAGCGTCTCTATTGTGGTGGATGAATATAGCGGTTGCTCTAGTATTCACAATTTATGTTCTAATGGAACTCTACGATGAATACGGCGGCGTTGTAAAGTCGCGCGCGGTCTCTATGATGCGGAAGAATCCTGTTACAAAGAGCGTACAGATGGTTTTCGGTAATTAAGCTTCTGTAAACGTATTCTTTATTTCCAATAAAACTGGGGCATGGTCACTGGCTAGAGGTATACTTAGGTTATTTTCACCAATGTGTTTTAAACACTTACTGGCAATTTGATTACATTTGAAATTCTTAGTAAAGAAATAATCAAGTCGCCATCCTTTATTTCTATTTCTAGTTATAGCAATTCCATTTTCTTTTCTCTGTCTTGGGTCCCACCATGTATAAATAATGTCATCGTCTTTGATAGCATCTATGTATCCAATTGCTTGTAGATTTGTATAAAACTCTAGTTCGTGAGAATAATATCCAGGACCTTCTTCCACTTTAGTTCTGTCAAAATGTGTAGAGATAGCAACATTTAAGTCTCCGCAAAATACTACAGGTTCTGTTATATTATTTAGATAATCAATCATCGCTTCCATAAAAGAAATTTTGTTATCATAATTTGTACCGCTATTTGGAGCATAAACAGTAATACATTTAAAGGTTTCAAATGTAACTATTATAATTCGTCCCTCCGTGTCTTGATACCCAGGAAGTTCTGTAGAAATTTCTACTATGTTCATGTTTTCTTTGTAAAAAATAGAAGTACCAGAGTATCTATCAGCTGCTCTAGCACCCGACATTTTAGACTCGTTAAAGAAAGTCTTGTAACCAGGAACCTGTATTTTTTTAGAATTTTCAACACTACATCGTGTTTCTTGTATACAAATTATATCCGGGTCATAATCTTCTATGAGAGTTTTAATAGGGCTAGATTCCTGTGGGTAAATTAATTCATTCTTTTTAAGTTTAGAACTAATTTGTTCATTGAAAACCCTAGAACGAATACCGTTAACGTTCCAAGTAACTATCTTCATCTCGTTGCAATTTATACTTATTTTAGATACTTAATAATGATATTTTTTCGCAAATTTACTACTTTATCAATTTATTAATCTTGAAGAATAAGTTAACTTCATTCTCGTCCTGTGTAAACTTAAGAGGCCTTTGTTCGGGTGGATTCCATAATTTAGTTATTAATTTATAAGCATTTTCCCATTTTTCTGAACCTTCTGTAAGTATACAGATAGAATGGCAGTGATTTATTATAATATCATTTAAATCAGTTATCATCTTAATTAGTTTTATATAAGCAGGAAGAGGAAGTTCATGTTCTTTTTTACATAAACCTAGATTAATAAATAGATAATATATATCATTTTCTTCTTTGATGTATAACCAAGCATTTTTAAAATATTCTAAAAATTCCTGAAATCCTGGTTCGTTGTATTCTACATCGGCTATTAAATTAACATTAAACTTAGAGTCACTCTTATTTAAAGTTATATCAAAAGCATCTCTCTTTAAGATAGTTATATCTGCCATTTATTAAATACATTTAAAAATAAATTCTCTATTATTGCGCAAATATTACGTTTTTATATCATTATTAAGATATTTGTAAAATATGTAAGTGCGATTTATACTCTATACGATGTATTCAGAAATTATTACAGACGCTTTCTGGGATGAGATATCAGAAATGTTAGAAGAACAAAAAGAAAATAAAGAAGAAATTTGTGTTTGCAGTCATTTACATAAAGAGCATAATCAATCTGAGGGTACTGAAGTTTGTCTAGATTGCGGAGTTGTTGTTGCAAGTAGAATTTGTCAATCTTGTGAATGGAATAATTATAAATCAGAAGACGGCACATTCGGTGCATCTTCTCAGCGAGCAGACCTTTATGTATCGGATAATCCATACGAAGTATCAGGGACTATCCCTGGTTTTTATAAAAATAGTTTTGCCATGCGTCTTCATTTACAGTATACATTTAGTCACAAACAGAAAACCTTCTGGAAAATATCTGAAAAATTTCAGAGCTATTGTACGATAATAGGAATTCATCAAAGTGTATTACCGACTGCTAAAGATATGTGGCATATTTGTATGGAATCAGGAAAGCTAACGCGCGCGTCTGTTAGAAATGGTCTAATCTCGGCATGTCTTTATTATGCATGTGTCCATAACAATTTACCAATTGACCGCCAAAAACTTATAGACAACACAGAAGGAAACCAAAAAGGATTCTTAAAGGGTGAAAAGATATATCTTGAGATAATGGAAACCAATAAGTTTTATAAATATCTTGGAAAACAAAAGATAGATATCAAAGAAAATGACACGTTTGTAAAATTTTGCAGCGCACTTGAACTTCCCTTTAAAACTGTACACGTATGTAATGAGATATACACAGAATGTTTAGATAAATTAGATTCCGTGACACCTAAGTCCATAACAGCTGGTATTCTTTTCTTTGTGGTTAAAAATAAACTTAAGCTAAAACAGCCATCCAAGTCTAAGATATCACAGACTGTTAATGTTTGTATTCCAACTATAAATAAAGTGGTTTCAATTCTAGAAACAATATATTTAGACTAATTAATATGTTCCTTGTTTCAGCTATTTTGAGTTTTATAGTTCCGTTGCCTAATAACATTATTTATACGCCGAATATATCCCCACGTGCTAGCTTATTCCTAGATACCGATTTAATACATTCATTAGAACCTCCTTCGGGAGGTTCCCTAAAACTTTTAACACATCTAAATTCAGCAAACTGGGCTTATAATTGGTTAATGTACATTTCAGCAGAAGATACTCCAGAATTCGATGAACATTATTATATGGATTATTTTAACATGAGAGGACTTTCTAATATTTATACTAACGCTAACTTTTTCTACTTGGGATATTTCCCAGATGGTATGAAATGCGACGAAGGCCCGATGTATATATCTTTATTTGAGCTATTACATTCTAAAAGGGTATTCAACTGTAAAATAATAATAGAAAATCCACATTACATAGATTATAATTCTACTCTTAAAGAGTTTAAAGAAGAAGTAAAGCAATTAACGGACATCGCATATGTATTTTTTAAATATACAGACCTTAATACCCCAGGTCAACTAAGGTACTATCTAGATTGGAATTATGAAATTAATTAAAATGTGTATTATATTATAAATGGCAGACCCAACGATATTAGATTTGGGAAATTTACTAGGTATAAGATTGGGAAAAGATATATCTTCATTTACTAATATAGATAAACTTAAATATTTTATAGGTTTTAGACTATTAATACATTGTGATGAATGTCATGATTTTTTAGGTTCAAGAACCGGATGGAATCAAACTGCAAGAACGCAATTTTATGAAGGTAAAAGAAACAAGTTATATGAAGATATTACTTGGTATATAAATGAGCTTGGAGGACCAGGTAGTATTAATTATATAGGAAACGAATCGTTTTATACTATGTATAATTTAGGTATAAGAAAACCAGGAAGCCCTGGGTTGATCACTTGGGCGCGCGGAACCGCAAGAGGTGGTAAACCACAACCTGATTTTATAACTAATGATGAAATTGCAAAAAAAGTAGCTAACTTTGTTATAGTAAATATATTTGAGTTAAGGCCTCTAACATTATCTAAAATAATGGGATGCGGATTTGATTTTAATATTTATAAGATATCAGCTTTATTAACAGAGCTTAATACAGCAAGCGGCGGACCTCCTTGGATATCTGGTTCACCTCTTGGATTATGTGTAGATATGACAGTAAAGGGTAGAAATTTAGTTCCTTTTTATAATGTAATTTTCAATGATTATTTTAAAAGAAAAGCTAGAAAAGAATGTGCAGATGGCAGTATAGCAAGCATGTTACAACTTGGTTTTCGTCCAACAGAACCAGTTGTTGATGAAACAACTATTAAGTTTATACAAACACCTGCTCAACAGTTTGACTCGGCTGGAAAAGATACTATTGAAAAATTACTAGAGATTAATCCAGTTAATATTATACAACTGAAAGATATTATAGACCGCCCAGACAATACTCGTTTTACATTAAATTTTTTTGGAAAACCTATTATAATATATCGTTTTACACCACAGGCAGACCAAAATGCTGGAGTAAATTTATCAATAGATAAATATTTTTCTACAGGAGATGTAGGAGAAAGAAATAGTAATATTTCTAGTGTATCAAAAATATCTGCTGATATGTTAGCTGGAAATAAGGTTTTAATTCCGGAAAGACTTCCCATGACAGCATTTAAAACTATGGGAGATTTTTTACAAGTAGTGGCTTCTATTCAAATTAATAGACGTACAGGAAACTTTGCTTTTATATCAGGGGACGTATTATGTGGACAGATTGCTTCTATATTTATAAAAAGTACCTACTGCGAGATAGAGATGCCATCCGATCCTTTTGCGGGAATATCAGTATATTTATCAGAACCTCAAATAGAAGTAATTCAAGGAATTAAACCCGATATCGTAGCCATAATGCAACAAATACTTACAAATACTCCTCTATCTGAAGATATTTTAGATGAATTTATAAATATGACTATATTTGATGAAGCTAGTCTCGCATCTTTTGATGAAGCATTTAGACAACAGGCCGCTTTTCAACAGTTTGGTAAAAAATCTAACAAATTAAATAGTATGTCTAATGAAGAACTTAAAACTAAATTAAAAAGTGTAGGTATAAATGTAACAAAATTAAGCTCTAAAGGAAAAAGACTAAATTTGACGCGTAAAGAAATGGAAAAGAAGGCTATGATGTTCAAGAATTTGCAATTACGCGCGAAGAAAATAGGTATAAAAATTATGTATAAATCCAAAACACGGGGGTATATGTATAAATCTTACACTCGATTAATGAATGAACTTGAAAAACTTAAACAAATGAAGAAGAGTATGAAGTTTGGATGACCAAAGAAAGAAAACGAGTCAAGCTTTGGTTGAGGCTCTCGGAAAATGTAAATAAATTACAATTAGATTCTGTATGAAGAGATACAATTAAATTCCTGTTGTATATCTGAGAAAAGAATCTAAACATAGGTAAATTTTTAAAAAATAAATGTATATTCATAATAATATAACATGGCTTGTTTACAATATTATTATGAAAATCCAGAAGATGCACAAAAGTATGCTATTAATTGTGAAAATAAAAGATTTTATAGTTTGAACAATGTACAAGAATTTAATAACAAGGACTTATTAGAATTTATACAGCGGGAATACTCTGGGTCTGCTTTTCCAGAAAATTCTCCTTTCGAGTTCAAAGATGATTATATAAATTTATCTAACGATCAGATTTGTAAAGCAACCGAAATGTCTCTAGCTCCTCAACAGAAATTTATGGGACAGATTATGGGTCCGGAGTCTAATTTTAATAATATGTTAATCTTTCACGGTCTTGGTTCGGGAAAGTCTTGTACTTCAATTGTAGTAGGAGAAGCTCTTAAAAACGCAAGTAATCAAAGACTTCTCTTTGCAGTACCTGCGCCTCTTGTAGACCAATACTACGAAGAAATATCTGGAGAAATAAGAAATGGAAAGTTCTTTTCGTGTCCTTCTTTTTGTCTTGTTAGAAATGGAGGTAAATTAGAAAGAGACTTTTATGTTTCTCAGGCTCAAAACTCAATTCTTCTTGCTAGAATGAGACAATACGATACAGAACAAACTAATTTGAATACTATCCAAGAAAGAATAGACTCTGGAGATAACACTCCCGCTACTGCTAAATTATTTAGAGACCAAGAAAATAAAATTAAAGTACTTAAACGAGCACTTGATAATTATCAAAAAGACCTTCGTAGTAAAATTGTAAGAACTTTTGAAATAGTTACTCATCAGACTTTTATAGAATCTATTTATAAAACTGGTAAAAATGGTCAGCTTCTAAAGGGTTCAAGACTTTTAGAAGATACTGCTCTATTCCATGAAAACGGTCTTCTTATAATCGACGAAATTCAAAGACTTGTTAGTGAAGGAGGTATATTCTATAAGAAACTTTATAATGCAATAAAGTATTACTTTCATCCTAAGCTAAGACTCGCTGTTATGTCTGCTACTCCAATTTATGATAATCCATATGAACTTGCATTGACTATTAATCTACTTAGACCAAGAGTTCCTTTTCCTACAAGTAAATCAGATTTCTATAAATTTTTTATAGGAGAATACAACGGGAGTGAATGTATTCCAGCTCCTAAAAATAAAACATATGTTACGCCAGATTCTTGTATTATGAATAAAGACCTTATTAAATACATTTGTTCTGGATACGTTTCTTATTTCAAAGGAGGTAACCCAAATGCCTATCCATACAAACGTATAATTACATTAGAACATAGCTTCTCTGCGCAGCACAAATTAGAATACATTAATGCCTTGAAGTCGGATGTATCAAAAGACAAAAACTTTGGAGATAAATCTGAAGGGTTAGGAGCTTATGAAAATGTACTTCTTGGAAACTATGAAACTGAATCAGAGGATAAAATTTCAGGAATGTATGTTACAACCCAGCAATATTCTAATATATTCCTTCCGAAGATTGGAGAAACAATAAACAAAACTCTAGCTGAAAAGAAACAGGCTTTACAATCTTTTAAATCAACATTAATGGGTATGAGATTTCAAACCCCAGCTGAAGTTATAAATTATGTTAAAACATTTTCAGCAAAATTTGCATCAATTATAGAACTTACACTTAATAGTACAGGGCCTGTCTTTATTTTTTCAAATTGGTTAACATATGGCGTAGAACCTTTATCTATAATATTAGAAGCATGTGGTTTAACTCAGTTTAACCGCGAAGATCGTGGTAAAGGAAGATACTTCATTTGGAGTTCGGAAACAAAAACAAAAGACCGCGACGGTACACTTATTAAAAAAGCTAGAAATACATTTAATTCGAATGCAAACGCAGACGGAAGTCTCTTAAAAGTAATTCTTGGAACACGGTCTGTTATGGAAGGTGTATCTTTTAAAAATGTTAAACAGGTTCATATAACAGAACCTTGGTGGAACGAGTCTAGAATAGAGCAAATTTTGGCGCGCGCATCTCGGTACTGTAGCCACTCTAGTTTACCAATTGCAGACCAATATGTAGATATCTATAGGCATTACAGTGTTTTACCAGTTGCGAATGGAGAAAGAGACGAAGATGTAGCCAATGTACTTGGAGAAATTGGTAATCCAGACTGGCAAGGGCTTTCTATGTATGGTATAGACCAAAAGATGTTAATATCATCTCTTAAAAAGTACTCTATAAATAACGAATTAGAACTAGTTCTTAAAAGTTGCGCTATTGATTCAGAAATTAACAAGAACGGAAATATAATTCGTCTTGAAGAAAATGTAATACCAATAAGATCTGGGTTATATCAAATTTTTTATAAAAATCCATCTAATGGTAGAATGTACATTCGTGAAGGTATTCCAGAAGAAGTAACTTTTACTCAAGTTTATAATAGAGAATTTAGTTTTCCAAACAAAGATTTTCCTCTCAAATTCACTGAAGCTTCACAAGATGATTCTGGAAAGCTAATACCTTATTCAGATGCTGAAATACTAACAGAACCCATTGTTAACATAGACTTAAATGTAAAAGAGGGTATCGAACCCTGGAAATCTTCGGATACCTTAAAAACTTTAGAAATTCCAGATGAAATAAGAGAATATGCAGATAGAGTTTATAAAAATTATGAACTTATTCCAATACTACGTAAGAACTATTTCAATGAAACTGGGAACGCTAAGATAAAATTCAGGGAAGACCCTGTAAAACGTATGAAACTTATAAAGTGTATTAAAGAACTGTCTGTACAAAATCTGGTTTCAAACTCTGTTAAAAGAGAAATAGCTCAGCAATTTAATAAAGAATCGCAAAAGCAAAAGATTAATTCAAAAGTTTTAGATTTAATTTATCGTTACAATGTTTATCCAGAATCTTATCTTGAAGAGTTGCTTGAAATAGCAGTAAATAATCCAGAATCTATCAATCAGACATTAAAATCAGTATCTGGTAAATAGCGCATTAAAATTTAAAAATAAAATATGATGAATATTATAAAATGAGTACAGAAACTTTAAAATTTTTTGAAGAAAAAACAACTGAAGAAATTATCAACTGGATGTTGAGTAATTTATCAGAGGACCAGATTCGGATGTGTCTTGACCAATCCGGTATACCAGATACTTCTGTTATAGAAGGAAAAAGACCAATTGCAGCAGCTGCAGCAGGTTCTGGACCTATTCAAACTGTAACTTTGCCAGATGGTACACAGAAACAATTACAACCAGGAGAAGGTTCATCTACAGATCCGCTACCAACTATAACCCCAAGCCAGGTCAAACCTAAAAAGGATGTAACTAAAATTTTCTTAGATAAATACAGAAAGAAGTGCAATGGCACTGGTTACATAATTAAATCAGTTTCAAAAGAAGGCGTAGAATATTTTGAATTCAAAGAAATCGAAGAAGGAGATAATGTAATATCTGTTGGAGTATCAATGGGTGAGGTAGGTTGGGTAAAGAAAATGGTTCGTACATCCGAGTTCAAAGAGTTTTGTACTGACGAAGATAGAGAGATTTTTGAGTTTTTAAAAGAAGAAAATATGGAAACATTTCTAAGGGCTCCTACTGAAGTTATAGAAACGGCAGCTGATTACCAATCTAGTGGTTTAATTTCTCCTATTCCGATTACCGCAGATGCACCGACTGTTGATTTAACACCTGAACCTGAACCTACACCTGTAGTAGAAGCAGAAATTGCTATAACAGAATCAATGTTAAAAGCACTTAAAATACAACAAGGGTCATCTGCTTTTATACAAGAATCATACCCTGAATTGTTTTCACGGGGTTTAACAATGTTTCCAGTTTTTGTCTATGGTTCAGAAGGCGATTTAGTATTACATTTAACTACAGTAGTGTCGGATGGTAAATTAGCGTTTATCCAAGAGTCTACAAATAAGAGATTACTTAATAGCAAGTTTAAGAAAATAATAGCGTCTATACAAACAGCAATAGAATCTGGATTGTATACTCCATCTGGTGATATGCAGCAAGAATTAAATGAAGCTCAAAAAGATGTTTCTTCTGTTATAACAACTAAAATAAGTAAGATTTATGACCCAATTAAATTAGAAGGGTTTACTTATTTTGGAACTCTAGAAGATGAAGAACCAGATTGGTTAAGAGAGGCAGGTCAAGAGGTACTACCAGATTCTCAGGGAAGTTTTGAAAACATAAATTCTCAAGATTTTAATGAAGACATGATACTGCTTCCGGAAATGGAAGGAGATTCCAGTCCAGTTGAGAAATTTAATATGATGGATTTATCTGATGTATCTAGTAAACCAACTGTTGGAAAAAAGAAGAAAGTTTCTGAAATGAGTATTCCAGAGATAGAAGAGCATATGCGCATAACATTTGGCGAACAATATCTTAAGGAATATAAACCAGAGAAGTATGTTAATTCACTAGGGGTAACAAATGTTAGATATGTTAAAAGACCAAATTGTCCCCCGAAGGAAGAATGGGATATTGTAACCGAAAGACCTATATTTGCAGAATTTCAAGGAAAACCATCTGTAAATAGTGGTCCTGGTAGATTTGGAGAAACAGATAGTGATTCTGATGAAGAACTTCTATTTGATTAGAAATGTCATGACATTATCTTCTCTTTGAAGGTCTTTTCTTAGTAATCCCAGAAGAACGCAAAGAATTAGTTAGAAAGTTTACACTTCCGCTTAAAGATAGGTCATCAATTTCATTAAAAAGTTTATCAGCGTTGTATTGGTCCGCCAATCTAATCATCTCATTTTGTTTTTCAATTTCTCTTAAAAGACTATTATTATATTCTGCGTTGTAATATGAGATTAGTCTTTTAAAATTACTCTTTAGAATAGAACCCCATGCTTCATTTATTTTATTAATGTATCCATGAAATACCTCGTCATTATTTATATTATCTAGTAATATTTTACGGAAAAATGGAACTTCAGTCATTATACGGGTATCTACCCTTGAAACACTAAAAATATTTGAATTCATAGATTCTACAATGTTTCTTGCGACATTGTTCATTATCGTATTATTATAATTAATGTTATATTTATTTTTTAGCATTAAATAAATTTAACAATCGGCGTAATAATATCTAAAATAAAATATACTTATATTATAAATGCCAGTTTTTATTTCACCACAAGCCCCAAGAACTAATGTACAAAAACCAGCTCCAGTAGTAGCTCCAGGTCCAGTAGTAGCTCCAGTAGTAGCTCCAGTAGTAGCTCCAGCTCCAACTCCAGAACCAGCTCCAACTCCAGAACCAGCTCCAGTAGTAGCTCCAGAACCAGCTCCAGTAGTAGCTCCAGAACCAGCTCCAGAACCAGCTCCAGAACCAGCTCCAGAACCAGCTCCAGTAGTAGCTCCAGAACCAGCTCCAGTAGTAGCTCCAGAACCAGCTCCAGAACCAGCTCCAGTAGTAGCTCCAGAACCAGCTCCAGAACCAGCTCCAGAACCAGCTCCAGAAAAACCAAAACGTAAAAATAAGAAGAAGTAAATTTTACAAAAAATAAATTAAGTTAAAAATATCAATTGATTTATTTAATATACAAATGAATTCAATTGAAATTTCATATCTTGGTTCAGCATGTGGTAAAAATAGATACGAACCTAAAGAAAAAATGATGTTACTACTATTATGTAGAGAATACAAAAATTATTATAAAGATATATTTTTTAATTGTGGTGCATTTCAGCTTTTAGACCCGGCAAAAAAGACCTACGATACAGAGCTTAAAAGAATATATTCAAAAATGAAAAAAGAAATAGGTTCACCAGGAGACTTTAAAAAGACTGAAGAAGAAATAACAAAGAAACTTAAAGTAGAAAATAAGGACATAACAGAAGAGGACATTGCTTATGCGTCTAAGTTTTTAGAAAGCTCATTTAAGAAAGACTGTGGTATAAATAACGAACAATCTATAATTACACAAAAAGAATACAAAAAAGGAAATAACAGAATGTATTATTATTCTGAAAATAACTGGACCATAAAGGGATTTCACGATGCTTCACACGGAGACATAGTAATTGAAATTAAGACAAGAATGAGAGAACAAAATGTTAGGAAAAACGAGTACGACCTATATCAGTTATTTGGTTATTTATTGGCAATGAATAAGACAAAGGGGAAAATTGTGCAGAAATTTAGTAATCGCATATATGATTCTGATATAGAAACGCAAAAAGAATATGGTTTAATAGACGTAACAATCGACCCGTGGAAAACTAAATTTAAAGTTTTTAAAGAAGAATTAAATGGATTTTTTTCAGCTCTTGCTTATTACAATGAAACAACTTTTAATATAACAACAGTAATTAACATGGGTGATTTACCAATTGCTGTTTTCGATATAGATGGTATACCACATAATGTAAATCCAAGTTACGAAAAAATAGTCAAGGCTTTAACTTAATTTTACTTTTCCGTTTTTTGTTATTATACTTATAACTGGTTGAGATTTTTTATCCTGTATTATTTCTAACGCTTGGAGCGTTTTATTACTTAAATTACCGCCAAAAGCTCTAGATAAAGATACATCCGTTCTTATAAGACTTCTATTACATGCAGAATTTATAGTTTTAAATCTAGAATGACCCATAACTACATAATTAGCACCTTCAAAAAATTTTAACTGACTATCAAATTTCTTACACTCTTGTTCATTAAATGTTAATTTCTTAGAGTAATATCTAGAAAAAACAGGATTTTCTTCATCCATTTCTTCTAAGTATCTAGGAATTTTGCCTTTACCTTGTAACCACATACTTGTTTCTTTATTAATTTTAGAGATGTCTACTTTACCCGTTAGCGGGCTTAAACTACTTTTAATCAATTTATCTGTGATAGAACCATGTATAAATATGAATTCTCCTAATTGAAGTATTAGAGGCCGTGTACGACCAAGTAAGGAACCTCCAATGCCACCCGGTCTTAAAAATTTATCTCGGTCAACGTTATAAATTTTCTTAAATTGTTCGATGTCTTTTGTCTTTACATAATCTCTTTTGAATTGTTTATCAGATGGAAGATAATATGTATATAATTCATGATTGCCTATTAGAGAAATCACTCTTCCATTATATTTTTTAGCTTGAGAATCTAAATCTAAAATAAGTCTTATTATTTCCACTTCCCCGCTTTCTTCTAGAAAATCCCTATCAATTTTTGTATCAGGGCGCTTGCCATCTAGAGTATCCCCAAGTTGTACTAGATAAGTATCTCCTCCAATCCAAGATAAATTAGAATCTATAAGATTACACATAAGTAACACATTTACAAATACTTTAAAGTCTCCATGCAAATCTCCAACAGCTATTGTTTTATTAGAAAACATTCTTATAGTTATAGTTATACTTATATATAATATTTAATTAATTAAATAAGTCGTCTATTTCTTCAGGTTTTGGAAGTCCATTTATAATTTTAGTCTTATAAAGTATAACAGGGAAATATACCATGCCGGTATCAAATATTTTCTTAACTTCATTGATAATGTCTTCTCTTTCGTGAATTTCCATATCAGTATAATAATTATCGTATTTAAATGTACCAGAATTTGTAAGGGTTATAACAGTATGTTTACCTTTAGCATCTTTAATTCTTTCTTCTAAAATTTTACAATAAGGACAATTTTCTTGAGATAAAACTACTATATAGTCTGATTTTATGTTCAAAGAAATCTCGTCTTTTTTAGGCGGTTTTATTTTTGGTTCAAATAATAAGTTAAGTTTATAGGTTATAAAAAGAGTAATTATAACTACAATAACGCAGGTTATGTACTTCATAGTTCAAATTAAAATTATATTAAATTTTGCATATTTTTACATAAATTAAAGAAAGGCTACAAAATATCATTAAAAATGAACGTCTTGGTAATTAACGACATTTCATGGGATAATTTTGCACTGGTTTCTAAAAGAATAAATCCATTATGTATCAATCCAAATCACAGAATAAACTATTATTACGGTAAACATATGAGATACATAGTAGGTATTTGTAATCAAAATTCAATGTGTCTCATAAGACGACCTATTATACAGAACAGTATCAAGGAGTGCATATTAGATTCTTTAAAGTTTACAAAATTTTGCATTATATTTCACAATTTTATTGAATACAATACCCTAAGTTCAATCTATATAAATGTTTGCGAAGAAAATAAAATACCTTATTTCGTTATATCAGAACACTGCGATAAATTTTATATGAATGGAGAATATATCTCAGATAAAAAATTCAAAACATGTGTAAGAGATATCAATTTTCAAGAAAGAACTTTAAACATTGAAATCCCACCAGATATTCAATTGTTTGAAGAAAAAGAGACTTATCCTAAGAATATTCAAGAAGTTGTAAATAATCTTAGGTCAAGATACCAAATGTTAAAAGATAAAAAAGAGTCTAAAAAGATAGTGTATGACGAAAATTTAGTTAAAGAAAGGAAAAAAGCTTTAAAATCTGATAAAGAAATGAGTTATCTAGAATTTATAGCTAATAAAAAAAAATGGTTGAAAGAAGTTGTACCAAAGCATTAATCTTTTAGGGTATTTTTTGCAAAATATATACCATTTTTATACATCTCTATAATAGTTTTCTTACCTAATTTATCTAGATTTAAATAAATGTTTGGATCTAACTTGTTATTACACTCTATTGTAAATGTACTACGAGGTTTTGCACGGTCTATCATGGCTAACATCAAATTAGTTAAATATGATTTACTAACACTAATAGAATTTAATATTATACTATATCCACAAATATAAATATCCAATGGAGGAGAACCATATAAATTTTTACAGCATCCATCTACAAACGTGTCATTATTTATAATAACTGGTTTAAATAGAAATGGTATACTCATAGACGCCTTCAAGGCGTCTTTTAATTTAATTTTTGGGTAATCAACATTATTTAAACACGTGTATTCATTTTTAGTCACGTTAGTTGAGTATATATTAACGTTTACTGAAAATTTACTGGAAAAATCTTCTAGTGTAATTTCTTCAGGTAAATTTTCCCATAAAAATCCTATTATTGTATCAAGCAATGTTTCGTCTATAAGGTGATTTTCAGATGTTAAATTATTAAAATCATAATTTACTATATCCGACAATTCTACTTCTAAAAATTTACTTAGAATATTTTTGGGAGTATATCCAGATATGTATAAACAACCAATTAAAGAACCTATAGAACATCCATAAAAATTTTTAAGTTCTAGTAATTTATTTTCATGAATGTACTCAAGTGCACCTATAAATAATACACCTGAATAACCACCTCCTCCTATAAAAAGGTCATTCATTTACTATATCTCAGATGTTTTTAAAATGAAAATATCTACGTATTTTTCTTTAAAAGTTTGCAGATATTCATCTTTTTCTTTCCAAAATTTACCATGACCACGCTTTTCAGTTAAAGAATGAGCAAGTTCGTGCAAAAGTGTTGAAATGATTTCATCGGCTGGGTACATAACTCCAGTAGATTTATAAATTTTTACTCCAATTTCGCGTCCTTTATCATAATTCCAGCCCATAATTTGTGGGTTTTGATAAAGAAGTTCTTTAAAAGACGTATTCTGGAGTTTTTCTCTTAATAGTTCTCCGTCATCGGGATTTATATTGTATGATAAATGTATAGAAATATCTCTTAAAATATCTATCATCTCTGCTGTTTTAAGATTTCTAGCTCTGTACATTCTACCTGATTTAGTTCTGTAAGAAACAGAACACGGTCTAAAAATAAAAAAGAACAGAAATAATAATATGATTATAATTATAAACATTTAATATAAATGTTAGAAAAAATATTATTATTTTTAGGTATTAAATCTTGGAATGTAGATAATATATTAGTTAAAAAAAGAATAATTAACAATAAGTTTCTGAGACCTAATAAAAATATAAAGTCGATAAATTTATTAAAGCTCATGGAGGATGAAACGCCTTCGCCAAGAATTACTATGTATAAAATAAATAAATGCAGAAAACCGGATTTTATTGAGAATTGCTTTTATATACTTTATACTGTTTACTACGTATTTATAAGTATTATACTTTTAATTCAGCCTGTTTATACACTAATTATGTATTCACAAAATACATATAATATAAAATATCTAACTTCTTTTTTCCTTCATATAAATTTACCAATAATACACATCTGGAACAAAATGTATTTTAAAACAAATCACATTGAAAATATTCTAAAGTGTAAAAATTTTAAAGGAACTATTATAGTAGTTTCAAGTATAATTTCAATTGTTATAAATTTATTAGACATATCTTCATTCTATAATGAATACCATTGGCTAAATACTTTTGATAATAATATATTGTTTTTTTCACTAATCATAATAGAATGGATTTATTCTAGACTAACACTGTTTATTTTTGTATACACGTTTATGTTTGTTATAAATGAACACATAGCAAAACTTAAAAAAATTAAGCTGCAAATTGAAAAAAATGAATTTGACTTTGAAGAAAATGTATGTCTTAGTAATTTAATATTAAAACTTGCAAAAACTAAAGACGAAATAGAAAAGACTATAAATTTATTCAACGGTATAATATCTTGTACAACTATACTTGGAGGAATATCTCTTGCTATATTTATTAGAGATATTTTTCCACATGGAGTTAAATTACCACTGAATTTTCAAGATCATGATAGATATCTCCTACATCCAATAATTTTATACTTGTGTAATCAATTTATTCTTATAATAAATATGGGAAGATATTCATACTCTAGAGAAGAAATTCTTCATTTCATAAAATCAATTGATTTTATTAATAGATTCTTAACAAGGGTATCAACTGAAAGAATAGTTAAAAGAACAAATGGAAATCTAAATTTAGTTACATTAAATATCTTAGAAGATTCCGCTACTACTATAGACTGGTTAATTTTAGGAAATATGTTATCAGATAAATGGTTAGATTTTACAATATTCGGTATATCTACTTCAGATGGGAAACTTATTAAACAAAGTATAACGATAGGTGGTACATTATTATTTATAGTTAGTTTTTTACAGAATAATAATTAATTTAAAACAAAAATAGATTTATAAATATAGTCATGGATGCATTTATCCGAAATCAACACATCTCAGAAAAGAAAAATTTATCGTTTCAAATCTTATCATGGGAAGCGTGCGATGAAGAAGTTGAGAACTTAGATTCTGATAACGAAGGTGTTCCAGATATCCGTTATCATATTTATTCTTTCGGTGTAGATGAAAATGGTGAATCGGTATGCGTAAGATTTGAAGGGTATAAACCTTACTTTTTTGCACTAATTCCAGATAAACTTCAAAAGTCTTTCGATAATTTTAAGAAAAACGAAGTTGAGAGATTCATCCGTAATAAACTCTTTCGAAATAGAGACGATCTTGAATCTGTAAGTGTAGTATCGAGAAAGAAGTACAAAGGATTCACAAATGAAAAAGAGTATAAATTCTTAAGATTTGTGTGCAAAAACTTGAACACATTTAATCGTATTAAGTACATCTTAAATCCAAAAGACAAATCTAAGCTTCCAAAGATTTCAAGTGTTCTCCAGAATGAATCAATTAAATTTGACCTGTATGAGTCTAACATTGAACCTTATCTTAGATTTACACATAAGATGGAAATTCAAATGGCAAACTGGGTTACTGTTAAAAATATAACTCAAGATAACGAAATGTCAAGATGTCAGCATAGCTATATTGCAAATTATGCATCAGTTAAAAAACTCGACCGCCAAGAAACGTGTAATCTTACTCTTGGTTCGTGGGATATTGAGGCATTCTCACATTCAACTCGTTATGAAAACAAGAATGATTTTCCAGATCCTATGAATGAAAAGGACATTATCACACAGATAGGTACAAGTGTTTACAAATTTAGTACAAAAGAATCATTCAAGCACGTCGTAACTATCAAAAGTCCTATTGATAACGATTGCGACCCAATAGAAGGTATATGCATTGAAACTTACGATTCAGAAAAAGAACTAATTATCGGATGGGTAAAGTTTATTATGAAAACAGACCCGGACATCCTAGTACAATATAACGGTTATGACTTCGATTGGAAATATGTTTGTGCACGCGCAAAGGTTCTTGGAATAGAATATGTACTTGAGAATCTTAGCAGAATTGAGTCTAAATCCGCATATTTACACGAAGATCAATTAAATACTTCTGCATACGGAGATAACACTATGAAATATCTTAAGATGTACGGTGTTACACAGTTTGACCTTATGTTTATAATTAAAAAAGAACACAAACTAGAGTCTTATAAACTTAATGCGGTAGCTGAGCATTTTACCGGCGACAAAAAAGACGACCTTAGTCCGGCAGACCTTTTTAATTATAACACATCAACAAAAGATAAAATAGCATTAGTTGTAAAGTATTGTGCACAGGATACATGGCTTCTTATAGATCTTATGCTTAAACTTAGAATTATCACAAATGTAATTGGTATGTCTAATATTACTATGGTTCCAATGCAGTACATCGAGCTCCGTGGTCAACAAATTCGTGTTCATACACAAATTGCTTATGAAACCAAAAATGAAGGTTATCTAATTCCAGCTGCAGATTATAAACCAAAAACTGACCTCCCGGGCGACGAAGAAGAAAAGTTTACGGGAGCTACTGTTTTAGAAGCAATCCCTGGTGCACATTTTGAACCTATTGCTGGTCTTGATTTTGCAAGTTTGTATCCTAGCATTATGATTGCTCACAATTATGATTACGCAACTATAGTCGAAGATCCAGAATTTGATAACTTACCAGGAATAGAATACTTTGATATGAACTGGGAAGAAGACGACATTGACTCAGATGGGAACGACATTAAAAGACCAGTGAGTGTTAGATTTGTTCAAAACCGCACAGGTATTATGCCGAAGATTCTTTCTCGACTTTGGAAAGAACGTAAGGCTATTCGTAAACAAATGAAAACTCTTTCGCCAGATGACAACTTGTATGCAGTATTTAACGGTGTTCAACTTGCGATTAAGGTCACCATGAACAGTATTTATGGATTCACCGGTGCAAGATACGGAAGACTTCCAAATAAAAAGATCGCCGCTGCGGTTACCGCATGTGGTCGAGAAATGATTGCTCATTCAAAGAAATGTGCGGAAGAGTGGTACGATTGCGAAGTTGTATACGGAGACACTGATTCTATTTATGTAAAGTTCAAAAGTGATCTCAAAGGACAAGATCATATGAACTATGTTTTCAAAGTTGCACCAGAATGCGCAGACCGTATTTCTGCTACATTTAAAAAACCAATCGATCTTGAGTTTGAAAAGGTTATGTATCCTTTCATTTTATATTCCAAGAAACGTTATGCAAGTTTATTCTGGACTAATCCTCTTAAGTATGATTACATCGACTATAAAGGTATTCAAGTAGTTCGTCGAGACAACTGTATATATGTAAGAGAAAACTCAAAACAAATTTTCGAGTACATCTTTCTTAATGACAAGGTATTGAATTATAACTTCGAAACAGTAGACGAACTAATCGAAACAAGCAAAGAGTTTGCTAGAAATAAAATTCGTAAGTTAGTTCAAGCAGAAGTTCCTATGAAAGAATTGATGCTTTCAAAGAGTCTTCGTTCTGGTTACGCATTCGATCGTAAGGTAATTTGTGACGGCTGTGGAAAGACCTACTATGAATTGAATGTCATCGGTAAGAAAGAAATGGACATTACAGTATTACACAAACTCGTTAACAAAAAATCGAGTCACGTCGAAGAATTTATGGAGACTGAACATATTTGTCCAAATTGTAAGACATTGCAGTCATTCTCTAGATGTCCTGCTAATATTCCACACGTCGCACTCTCTAGAAAACGTGAAGAGCGCGATAAGATGGACAAGGTAGCTTCAGGCGATCGCATTTCATATCTTTTTGTTACTTACGAAGGTTCGCGACAGTTTGAAAAAGTCGAAGACCCTGCTTATGTGATTAAAAATGCCATACCCATAGATTACATTTATTATTTCGAACATCAGTTTAAGTCTGCGATTGAAACAATCTTTGAGCCTATGATGGAAGATGTGTCAGAACTATGGAAAGACCTTATTCCAGAAAAAGTTAAAAAGACGCGCAAGAAGAAAACGGCTTAAAAATAAAATACATTAATTAATATAATGACTAAACCATTTATAAAATGGGCAGGGGGTAAAACTAATCTATTAAAAGACATTCTACCCTTAGTACCAGTTGAAATTGTTAATTATCATGAACTTTTCTTAGGAGGCGGAGGTGTATTATTTGGAATTTTATCTTCTATAGCCGAAAATAAAATAAAGGTGTCTGGTAAGTTGTATGCATATGACTTGAATGATAAATTAATAAATGTTTATAATCAAATAAAATACAATCACGACGAACTATACAATCTAATAACATTTTATACAAACGAATACAATAGTATAAGTAGTAACGAAGTAAATAGAAAGCCTTTAAATGAAACACAAGCTAAAACTTCAAAAGAAAGTTACTATTATTGGATTAGAAGCAAATATAATTCTATTATATGTAATACAACTGAAAGCGCAGCTTTATTTTTATTTCTAAATAAAACTTGTTTTAGAGGATTATACAGAGAAGGTCCTAATGGATTTAATGTTCCATTCGGACACTACAAAAGTAAATTGTGTATAATTTCTAAAAAAGACCTTATAAATGTTAGTAATGTAATAAAAGATGTTGAATTTATATGTTCTAGTTTTACAGATTCTATTAAAACAATAAAAGAAGGAGACTTTATTTACCTCGATCCGCCTTACGTACCAGAAAATAAAACTTCATTCGTTGGCTATACATCAGACGGATTTGATTTAAAATCACATGAAATTTTATTTAACCTTGTTAACGATTTAGATAGTATTAAGTTTTTGATGAGTAATTCAAACAAGGAATTAGTTAAATCGTCATTTGTTGATACAATTTACAATATAAAGGAAATTACAGCTAGACGTGCAATAAATTGTAAAAAACCAAATTCTAAAACTTCTGAACTTTTGATTTTTAATTAAATTTTTACAAAATTTTAATCAATTTAAGAATACATTTCATTAAAAAGTGTCAAACATGGCATTGGATGCAAAGTTTAACGCTTTTAAGCTAAAGCACGAACTTGATGATGAAGCAATGGCTGAAATGTTGAGTATTTTCAACGATTCCTTTATCGAATTGGCGCACAAACTTTTGCAGTCAAACGATATTCCAGTTCCAAAAGAGAAAACAAAAAATACAAAGCAGACAATTACTGCTAAAAAATTTGCTACAAAGATTGCAGCTGAATATGCTGCGGAAAACGAATTGACCCTTGATAACTTTGATAAAGAAAAGGTAACAAAGAAGGACAT